CCACGTCTAAATTGTACTTGTGTTGGCATTTATTTCTCCTCTAATAAGTTCCACCGTCTATGCTAGATCCATCTTCCATGGAATCTGCTACTATTGTTCCAGAAATACGGCTACTTGCTATATTTCCATCAATGTTAGTGGCATCAGCTTTCATAAGCTCATGTCCACCTTGTGTACTGCCGTCGTGTACTCTAACCGAATTGTTGGTAGTGTTAATCGACAATTCACCAACTGCACCTGTAAAGGCATCGTTTTGTGTTCCGGTGCCTCTTCTAAATTGTACTGTTACTGCCATTGTCGTCTCCTATATTGAACTATTTGAACCTAAATCTTCAGTAGCTAGCCTATATTGTATAGCAGAATTTAAATCATATATTTGATCTAAATATTGTCCAAATGCATCTGTTGAAAGACTGCTAGCAACTGAACCGTAATCGCCTGTTGGGAATACCAACGATTGATCCTTTTCAGTAAAGTTAGCAACCTTAACAATTGCATCAGAAGAATTTCTGACATACATTATTTGGTCGGCTGTGTTAATGGCTACTTCACCCACTACGATATCAGAGGTAGTAGGCGTGCTACTAGCCGTTTCTGATTTCTTAAGTTTGATTACTGTTGCCATGATTGCTCCTTAAATTTAATTTGTATATTCCGGATTAGGAACAAGTTTACGAGGGCCATCTACTTTTGGATTATAACCTTTAGGCCTAGGTTCTCTTACGAACTTCGGAGTTTTATCTTCCTCTAGTGTTTCTTCCTCTTTGACATTTTCCACTTGTGGTTTACTTTCTTTCTCTTCCTCTTGTTTTTGAAACTTTAGAGCGTCGAGTTCTTCCTGTAAATCTTTGTTGGTCTCTGCCAATCTATTCTTTTCCTTCTCCATTACTTGTAATCTAGTTTTCAATACTATAGATTCTTGAGTTACTGTATTAACTTGTAAAACAAGATTATTGATATATTCATTAATTAATTTTTCATCCATTTCACTTTACCTTCAATTAAGATTAGTATGTACCCCCGTCAATTCCGCCGAATTCCGGAGTACCACCTGAGCCTGCCTGAAGAACTTGTCCTTCTGAGCCTGCTGCTGTTACTTGTAAAGCACCCGTTCCGTTACCGAAAAGGATACCATTACTTGTGAATGTACCTGCTCCTGTACCACCATCTGCTACTGCTATGTCTGATGACAAGCCAGATACTGTACCGCCTGATACGCTTCCTTCAAGATTTGATACTAAAGTACCTACTGCATAACCTGTTCCACTTGTATTAACAGTGGTTGTTGGTGCTGCTTGTAAGTCTTTAAATAACTTCCACTTACCAGAATCAGATGCGTCTCTAAAGAAACCTGCATATAAGTCTTGTGAACCGGAAGTGTCATACAATCCGAATAGTCCAATGTCAACTGCGTCAGTTGAATTGTTACCTGTTGCTAATGAGATTAGCGGGTCTGCTACGGATAATGTTGTGGAATCAACTGTTGTAGTTGTTCCTGATACAGTTAAGTTACCTGAAACTGTAAGGTTGTTTCCAACTGTTACGTTAGTAGGTAATCCAATTTGTATCTGATTGTTTGAAACTGTTGTTTCGATTTCGTTAGCTGTGCCAGCGAATGTTAGTGTTTCACCACCTGCGACTACATCGTTTGAACCGGAGTCCGCTGCAACTGTAAATGAAGTTGCAATTGTTCCTGTAGTAGCTGCTGTAATACGTCCTTGTGCGTCAATAGTTAGGATAGGAACAGCTGTTGTAGAACCATATGATCCTGCTGTAACTGCTGTATTATCCAATGTCGCCGTAAGTGTATTGCCTGACATTGCAGTTGTGAGACCAGTCCCACCTGCAATAGTAAAGGTTTCTGAATCAGTAATTGATCCTGTTCCAGAGTCACCTGCTACATCAACATCTTGTGCTGTAACTTGTGAGTCTACGTATGCTTTAACAGACTGCTGAGTTGGTACTAAAGTAGCACTATCAGAAGCCATGTTATCTTCATCAACAAACGCGGTAACTGTTATAGTTCCGTCGCTTAATGAACCGTATGAAATTGTGCCTGCGGAAAAATTACCACTGCCGTCTCTTTTTACGATTGTTGATGCTGTATTAGCATTTGTAGCGTTATCCAATAAATCAGTGTAATATTTACCACCAACTTCTTGTACAACCTCGTTACCGCCACTATCTATAGATGAGATGTAAAGCTTGGCGGATGCACCGTCACCAGTACGATCCTCAGCATACGCTAATTCGCCTTCAACTAGATCCGAGGTACCTGGGGCCGTAGACCCTGTACTTCTTTTAATCTGAATAGTTGTTGCCATTTATTTTCTCCTATTGAATATTGGTCTAATTTTATACTAAAATGTGCCACCATCAATTGCAGTAACGTTTACGGAAAGATTACTGGCCGGAGCCGCTTCCCATTTCCCGTTAGTGCTATCATAAACTAATGTGTAACCGTTTTGCACGCCAGTAGTGTCTACTCCTTCTAAGCCATCTAGTGTTGTAGATGTTTGAGTACGGGATTGAGAAGTAGTTGAAGTCACTACCCTATTCGCGCTAGTTCCTACTGTTACTTTAACTCCCATATTTTACCTCGTTACGTTTGGCGTTACTGTTACTAGCCCTTCTAAAACCCTTAATGTTTCAGATGAGCTTGCTATTTCGACATCATACACATACCTGCCTTCTTTTAGTCCTGCAGTTTGTGTTGCCGATAGAGACAACGTAATTTCTCCTGTATTGTCAACCTTGGCTACTGTAAAGTCGGTTGATGTTGTGCTGGAGTAGTGTTTACGCAGTTGGCTAGTTGGCGTGTAAGAAGTTAAGTCCTTAGCAGTTCCGTCGTCGTTAGTCAGCGTTATATCTAGACTGAACGTCGTTCCTTGATCTATTACTATATTCTGTACAGTAGCCATCTATACCTCTATTTCTCTTATACTCTTATTTATAAATAAAATGATATTGAAATGAAAACTATTTTGACTTTAAAATATGGCACTAAATATAGTGCAAAAGACGTAAATGCAATATATGAGCATACCGAGGGTAAGTTCAATTATATATGCGTTACGGACGATCCTAAAGATTTACACCCCGATATCGGTATTATTTATATGGAACACGAGCCTGCTGGCAATATGGAGAAGCTAAAACTTTTTCAAATAAAGGCAAATGAAGGCGAGACCATACTTTATTTAGATTTAGATGTAAGAATACAGAAACCTATAGACCATTTATTTGATTATTGTATACACAATCCTGTGATATGCTATACCTATTGGAAAGAAAGAGGTGAAAAGGAAGGTATCAATATACATGAGTTTCCTTATCACAGTAAACATCCTTTATCTAACTTCAATTCTAGTGTAATGTTGTGGAAAGACGCTACGCATATATGGAAAAAGTATTCTATGAACGAACATAAATATCATATAAACTATCCTTACGGAGATGATACGTTTTTATATCATGAAGGATTTACATTTGAACACTTTCCCAGAGAAGAAATATACTCATATATGTTTGATGGGAGAACATATCAAAAGGATAAAACTATATGTCTTTTAAACGGACAAGACCAACACCCGGAGATTGCAAAAGAATATGATGAACTTTGTATGCATCAAGTGGGGCACTAAATACGGTCCGCATTATGTAAATAACTTGTATCGTATGGTACAAGAAAACTATAAACATAATTTTACCTTTACTTGTTACACCGACGATCCTATAGGATTGAACTGTGATACAAAACCTATTCCAGATGTTGACCCGCTACATCCTAAGTATTGGTTTGGTAAAGAAAATTATTGTTGGGATAGAGCAAAGTTCTTAGTATTCAACTCCCATAATTTTTTAGGTTACGATGGACATTGGTGTTACATGGATTTAGATGTAATTATACAAAATGATATATCAGATTTATATGAACTATCATTAAAACCTAGAATAATAAATGTAGATTGGGATAATCCTAAACATATACACAATAGGCGTTTCATAGATATTAGAGGTACATATTATAATTCTAGTGTAATGTGTTGGAATAAAGACCAATGCGAGCATATATTCTGGGACGCAATGCAAGAAGAACAATTAATATTTAGAACTTTTTATAAAGGCACAGATAACTATCATTATTGGAAACAAAGAGACTTCTGGAATAATATACCTTTAGATTGGGTGTATAGTTACAATAGAGGAAAGTCTCATCCTACTGATTTGGAGCCACATAAATATAGAGAAGAATGCAAGTTTTGTCTTTTCAACGTTGACATGACACCCAACAACGAAGGGCAAATAAAAATAGATGAATTACAAGATGAAAAACTTTTGAGACTTTGGCATGGTAACACTTATAGCAAATCAGCTAGATAACAATTATAGCCAAACACAGATAAACGCTTTTTATACTCAGGCGAAGAAACTGATTGAGGATCCTTTTGACTTCATTGTCTTTGTACAAGATGAGGAAATGGAGTTACTGAAGTCCACTAGAAAGATGGACGGCTATTTAGATGGGATATCCTTTCATGTGCCTAAGTATGGATTAGATTGGTTGGAGATTGATGTAATGCAACATACGCAGCCTAATAGTGCTTGTTTGTTTGTTACTCCTAATATATTAATTAACTCTATACAGGACATAGAGACTTATAAGGCCAACAAGAAGATTAGACTTCAGGACGGTAATCTTTGTTACTTTATTTACCGTAATGACAAAATAGAAAAAATATTAGAAGAATGGGATAACAATGAAGATGACCTGTTATATAATTTTGATGCCTTTCATGAAAAGTTTTTAATTGAGGAAGGAACTTTACCTTTCTTGCAAGACAGTACAGCGACATATCCAGAAACATTAGATGGGAAGGTCGTCGCATTACCTCACTGGTACGAGGATTTCACACCGGCTCAAATTGCCATTATGTACAACAAAGAAACGGACCTTTATCCTTATCTACCACAAAAGGTTGAAATAGAATTATCTGATGGTGAAAGTAATTTATCATATGAACAAATAAAAGAGTCTTTCAATCCAGACTTTTTATTGAAAGCAAAACTTAAAAGAATAAAATTAAAAGGATTGAATGGAGATGCTGTTGACAATACTGACTTTGTAGACATAGTCCATTACTTTGTAAAAGAGTGGGTAATAAGTGTTGACTTAGATACAAATGGTTTGACACACGATGAAGTCTGGTGGAAAAATACAGGAACTTTATTTAAAGAATTAGGTAATATTACTTTTAATATAAACACAGGTAATCCAGATAAAAAGGTACTACAAAATGCTAAGGCGCTATTAGACTCAGGTGTAAGAGTATTCTGGGCATATACGCATACAAATCAATTGGATAATGATATACAAAAAGCAAAGAAACTTTGTAAACAATATATGTTCACAGGGTTTGTATATAACAACGAAGTACCTGAGGAAAAGAAACCTGTTAAGAAAGTAATTAAACAGGAAATGCCAGACTATAAACTTATAGAATTGGAAACTTTAAAAACAAGGAAAAAGGACGATATATATAGAGAAAGGAAAGTTAAATTTGCTCCACATATTAAGTGCGAAGGCAAAATTAATAATCAGTTTTATCTTAGTGCAGAGGGACAGGTTTTCCCGTGCAAAACGGTTGCACTAAATATAACGACATCATATAAAAGTCCGGAACATAAAACAGAACTATTGTATGATTGGGATAAAAATAGTATCGTAAATAATGATTTAGAAACTATTTTTACAAATGATTTTTATAAAGGATATTTTAATAACTTATTAAAATTAAATCCAATAATACTACATAATGAACAGGATGGAAAATGCTAACTTTAAAAATGGAAAATGTAATGATAATTGAAGGTGAATTTAATGACGAAGATGAATATGTTACTTGGATGAAAAATAGTAATAAATTTGCAACACTTATAGTTAGATCTGATCTAACAGATTTTGATTATAAATGTATACGCCTCACCGAGCAACTTGCAGACGCAGGTAAACAATACGGAACAGACTATGTCATTGCGAGGAAGGCTGGATGAGAGTAAACGTAGTTTGTAGTAAATGGGGGAATAGGTATGGTCCGCACTTTGTCAATCGTCTTTACGCTATGTCTAGAAGGCATACTAATCCTAAACACGACTTCCATTTTTACTGTTATACAGATGATGCCGAGGGACTGGATAAAAACATTAATGTTATACCATTTCCAGATATCGATACCATACATCCTAAGTATTGGTTCGGCTCTGATGACTTTAAATATGGCATGGCTAGATGCTGGGACAGGCCTAAAACAATGGTCTTTAATACTCACAATTTTGCAGCAGATAAGCCGACAGGACGCTTCATCTTCTTTGATTTGGACGTAATCATACAGAACGATATTGAACCTTTACTTACATACAATATGGAAAGGCCAACTAAGTTAAGAAGTTGGTGGCAGGACCCACGTCCTATGAAATCAAGAAGATTTAAATTAGCACACGGAGCATATACTAATGGCAGTTGCCAAGTATGGTCCGATGATCAAGCAGAATGTATATGGGAAGATGTACTAGAACATAAAGAGAAAATATGGTTTACATATACAGACGGAACAGATAACTATCACTCCTGGAGATGGGGTGACTTTGGTAAAAAATTATGGGATCATTTCCCAGCAGATTATGCTTACTCGTATA